CCTGACTTCTATATCAAGGTTCAAGAGAATACAGGTAAGATAAAAAGATACTTAATTGAAGTTAAACCACTTAAACAGACAACAAAACCAAAGAAACCGAAGAGACAAACAAAAAGTTATTTAAGAGAAGTATATGAATACGCTAAGAATCAAGCAAAGTGGAAAGCAGCAACAGAGTTCTGTGAAGATCGTTTATGGGAATTTAAAGTGATGACTGAGAAAGAGTTGGGAATCAAATGAGTCGTATTGCACCACTAGTAGATGAACTGGCAGGTACGGAATCTGCTGATGATATCATGCAAGAAGTCTTAGGAGCATTGACAGAAGGATCTGCTCCTGAGACAGGAAATATCTATGTATTCGTATATAAACCTAAAACACCCAACATAAGATATGATGAACATCCACTTGTCGCAGTAACAAGTGTTTACTCTTGGGGATTCAAAGGAATCAACTTTCATTGGGGTCAATCTCGTCAATATACCTTCTCAGATGTAGTGGGTGGACTCTATCGTGCAACAAATGACGAACTTAGAGACCTAAATACTTTACCATTTGCAAAATTTCGTATAAATAACTAAAAAGAGATATGTCTGGTTCCGAAAAAGTCGATAATACTCCCTATGGTGATATTAATATTGAAGATATAGAGAAATATTCTAATCCTGCTACCGATTTCTCTAGTTTTAATTCTAACACTTTTGCAAGCGAAGAAACAACCGAGAAAGGAACAGAGAAAAAGAGTGCATTTAAACCAATAACAACAAAAACATATGGTAGATATTCAAGAAAAAGAAGAGGAGGTGTATTAAGATATCCTCTTGAGTTAATGACAGATCATACAGATTATTTACAAATAGACATTCAAAAATACGTACCCCTTAATAATTATGTGTCTAGACCTGGTGATTCAAGAAGATATGTTACTGGAAACAATTTTTCAGATCGTGCTGGAAGAAGAACTGCACCAAATTTATCAACAAAACCTTTGATTAATGATGGTACGATTTTATTACCAATACCATCTGAAATAAAAGATGTTAATACAGTTAATGTTGGTACATCAGAATTGAATGGACTCGCAGGAGCAGGTGCTCAATTAATTGAAGGTGGTTCAGATGCCCTTGCTGGATCAGATTTATTATCAAGAGAAGGTCGTGAAAATTTAGTTAATGAGATAAAAAAAGAATTTGGTACATTTAAAAATGATGTTACAGGTGGTGTTGGTTCAATCGAAGCAGCAACAAACTTTTTAAACAAACAATTCGCATCACAAATTCTTGGAGTTTTTGGTGCTAATGTTTCTGCAAACGATTTACTTGCAAGAAGTAACGGAGAAATAATCAATCCAAATATGGAACTTTTATTTAATGGTCCTGCAATACGTAATTTTAGATTTAATTTTAAGATGACACCTCGTAATGAAAAAGAGGCAGAGCAAATCAAATTAATTATTCGTGCATTTAAAAGAAACATGGCTCCACAAGCAAATGGTGGAACAGTTAATTCTGGTAGTTTCTTTCTTAAAACACCAAACGTATTTGAACTTAGATATCGAACAGGAAGAAATAATCATCCATTTTTAAATCGTTTTAAGCAATGTTTTTTATCAAATATGTCTGTCAGATATACAGGTGAAGGTGTTTATTCAACTTACGAGGACGGAACACCAGTTTCAATGATATTAGATTTAGAATTCAAAGAGACTCAACCAATTTACGATATTGATTATGATGAAAGACCAGGAGATCAGGCAGTAGGATACTAATGAGTTACTTTAGAGAAATACCAGATTTAAGATATCCATCTTTTTTAAAAGATAAAACATCATCACTTGATTATGTTGAAGTAAAAAATTTATTTCGACGAACAAAGTTGAGAGATGATTTACAAAATAATTTTACTGTATTTGATAAGTATGAAATAATTGAGGGAATGAGACCTGATAATGTTGCACAAGAATTATATGATAGTGATCAATTAGATTGGGTGATATTAATTGTTGCAGGAATTACAAACGTCAGGAATGAATGGCCGTTAAATAATCGTGACTTATATAATTATGCTCTTGATAAGTATGGAGAAAGTTTAAATTCAGTTAAGTTTTTTGAAACTACCGAAGTCAAAGATTCTAGTGGTAGATTAATTCTACCAAAAGGAAAAGTAGTGGATAGTAATTTTACTATTCCTAAACCTGGTGTTCCTACTGCAACATTAAATCCAGTTACAGGTATTAGTAATTTTGAATACGAATCTCGTTTGAATGAAGAAAAACGAACTATATATGTATTAAGAAAAGGATATTTACAAGAGTTTATAAATGATTTTAGACAATTAATGACATATGATGAGTCATCAGAATTTGTTAATTCTAAAATAATAAAAACAGAAAATTCAAATATAACCCTATAAAAAAAGGAGGTCGTTTGACCTCCTGTAGAATTATTCTTCTGCGAGTTTCGCAAAGTACGATAATGCATCATCCTCGTCTTTGTCTACCGTTGAGGTAGTAGAGGGTGCGGATACAGCAGCAGTTACTAACTCTTCTGCTGAACCACGATCATTATCTTCCTCATAGACATCTGGGTCTTGAGCAGGTCTCTTGCTTCCAAGAACATATTCTAATCTCTTCTTGAGATCTTCATATGACTTGAATTGATCGGCAGCAACAATCTCTGCAAGAGAGTATTGTTTCTTCCATAGACCTTCTAGTGCATCGTCATCATCAAGTAATGGAGTTACAGCAGCAAACTCAGAACTATCATAGTTTCTGTATCCTGCTACGTTTTTTGCCTTTAACTTGAAGTTAGCACCTTGCCAGAAATCAAATGGATCAATTGCTTCTTCATCTTCAAACTCAGGTTGCATTGCAGCAGTAAGTTTATCAAATATTTTTTTACCATATTTGAATAAGAATACTTTACCTTCGTTATCAGGATTTGCTGGATCTTTCACAACGTAAATGTTACTCATGTAAGTAAGTTTACGTTTTTGTTTCCGTGCTGTTTCTTTTCCTGCATCGGTTCCGTTGTTCCAGAGTTGAGTGTTATACTCAGAAACAGGATCTTTACCACCAAGAGTAGTAAGACTATTCTCTATATACCAACCACCAGGACCTTGAAAGGCATGGGAGTATAGTTTTACAAAGGGTAGATCCTCATTTTCGGGTGCAGGTAGGAAACGGATAACAGCGTATCCATTGCCACTTTTATCTACATCTAACTTCCATGTGCGTTCGTCACCAGACGCACCGTTATTATTCATTTTCTCAACTTCTTTAACTAACTTTGCAGTCAAAGAGCCAAGCTTAGATTGTTTTTTTAAGTCTTTAAAAGACATAAGATTACCTCGGATAATTTGATTGGGGGATTGTTTTTATTATAACAAAGAAAGATTAATTAGTCAACACTCTTCTTGAGTTTGCCAATGGTTTCATCCATTGCATTAAAAATAGATGGCATATCAGTTCCTTCTGGGAAACCCATACCTTCTAGGGACTTACGCAATTGATTTTTCATATCTTTTGCTTCTGGGTCATCTGATAAAGATAACCGAGTCCACATACATTTTTGTTTCTCTAAAAGAGATTCTAATTTTTCTACGTGTTCCTTTTGATCAGTAGGACTTAGAAAACCAAAACCAAACATCTTTCCATAGATGCTAGTTTGTAATCTATTAATTTCAGATAATTCTTCACGGACTATTTCCGATTCAAAAAATCTCATTTTTTCTTAGTCTCCACAACTTCTGGTTGCACTGGTTCAACTTTACTATCCTCGATTTGTTCAAGGACATCAATTGCTCCTAGAAGTTTAACACGGGTTTCATTTAAATTGTTTAATTGACCCGATACTTCTTTGAGTTGAGATTTAAGATTTTCAAGAAC